TTTACTCCGCCGTTGACACCCTGCGAGACTTCGAACAGGGCGTTCGGATCGTCACAGACGAGGGCGATGCGCTGGGTCGAGGCCGCGCGATAGATCGTGCTGTCGCGGGTTTCAGCAAGGAAGCCCACCACGACGCCGAGAAACACGTCACCAGATGCTGCGATAGCAATATCGGTGTAGGTCGAGCCGTTGATGAACTGAGCGGTACCGGCAAGCTTTACGAGATCGCCGACATAGATGGCATTGGAATCGCCGGACGGGACGGAATACTGACGCACTGCGCCGGTATAGTGACCGTGGCCCAGCGTCTGGACGGGACGAAGCCCGAACGGAGCTGCAACATTCGCCATGATGGCACCCTTTGCGTTCGCGGAATGCGCCGGGTGCCATCAGAGAAAAGGAAAGGCCCCGGTTAGTCCCGCTTGATGGAGACCTGGCCATATTGCTCGCCCTTGGGAGCGTGCTGGCCGTTTTCGTCGACGATGCCGTGCATGGCCTCATCGATCTGCCTGAGGTGCGATTCCTTCTCGGCAATGCCCGCGTTGAATTCTTCGACGGGTGTTTCCATGAGGAAGGCTCGCATCGGCTCTCCGTTTGCCTTGGTGCCTACGAGGCGGGAGACGCGAGAATCGACACCAGTTGACTTGATGGTGTCGTCCGAAACGAAATCATACGCTAATTCATTGGCATCCGCAAGTCGGTTGTCGATGTCGTTGACCCAGCGACGGACGTAACCGGCGCGGGTGGGGGCTGACAGCTTGAGGGCGTGTCCGCCGACCGATGCACGGCGACGGCGCCCGGCAGGCTTGGTTTCTTCGGTGGCGGTCTCGCTGATCGGCGGACGGCCGCGGCGCTTGGGTATGTCTTCCATATCGTTCAATCCCATTGATAAGATCTGACGTAATCCTCGCGCGACTTGATCAACCCCTGGTTGACCCACTTGTCGCACAGGCGCTTGGCGTCGGCCGGCAGATCAGCATAGCCGCGCCCGGTCTTGCCGCTGCCAGACCGGTTGCCGCTGCCACTCGTCTGCACGGGCGGGCGTTCGGAGAACTTGCGCTGCACCCGCTTGTCGATCTCGGCGAGCGCCGCATCGATTCCGCCCGGGAACTTGTGCAGTTGGCCGTGTTCCTTGATGATCAGGTCGCTCTGCATGTCGGCGTACTTGGTCTTCTTCTCGTCGGTGAAGTACCAGTCCGAGCCGTCGATCCAGTCGCGGATCGCCTGCTGCGCCTGCGCGACGATCTCGGGGCCGTCCTCCTTCTCCTTCGGCTCGGCCTCCATGCGCTCGGAGGTGAAGTCCGACTTGAGGTCGTCCATGTCCTTGAGAACCTTGCGCGCGGCATCGCGGTCGCCGCTCTCTACGGCCTCGTCCATCTTGGCCTGCAGGTCGGTCATGGCGCGGTTGTAGGCGCGTTCCTCGGCCTTGCTGAAGAAGTCCGCCGCCTTCTTCTGCTGACGCTTCATGTCGTCGATTTCGCGCTTGAGGGCCGCGTTCTGCTTTTTCAGGAACGGCATCACCTCATCGGCGCGCTTCACGAACGTCTCGGCATCTACCCATCGCGACGGATCGCCCTTGAAGTCGTCCTTCGGGGTCCAGCCATGCGAACGGGCCTCGGCCTCGTAGTCGCGGGTCTGGGTCTCGGTGTTGGCTTCGGGGGATGTAGAGTCCCCGTCAGCCTGCCCCTGAGTTTGTTCCTCCAGGCTCATGCTGCTGCTCCTTTCAGGAAGGCGATCACGTCCTCATCGTTCATGAGGCGGTAGTCCTCGCCGTCGTCGCCCTTGATGTTGATGCCGCCGTACTTCGCGACCATCACGCGGTCGCCGCTCATCGGGGCGGTGAAAGCCGGGTTCGCCTTGGCCTCGCTAAAGGCATTGGCGCCCACGGCAACGAGGGTTGCCTTGACCGTCGCGTACTTCTCCTGCTCGATAGCCTGTTGCGGCAGGAGAATGCCGCCCTTGGTCTTTTCCTCGACCGCATCGGGCTTCACCAGCACCCGAACGTCCAGTGGTTCAATCCCGCTCGTGTTCATCGTTTTCCTCGCTCAGATCGTAGAAATTGCGCACATCATTGCACGACAGGTCCGCCAGCTCCCCCAGCGTCCGCGCCTGCCTCTGGTCCTCCGGGGACAAGCTCTCCCCCGCCGCCCATTGCTTCGCCAGGCTGTCCCGGAAGTCCCGCAGGAATTGCAGGTAGGCCTGCGTCGTCGGCTGCTCCCGCCATCTCAGGAACTCGTCCCGGTTCGTCAGGGGATTGTCCGCCATCGCCTTGCTCCTTCATCGCGCCGGACACGCTGTCAGCGAGCGAGATCGCCTCGTTCAGCATGCGCTGCGCATCGGTCTGAATGTTGATGTCCTTCACCTTCACGCCCAGCTCGTACGCTGCACTAGCCACATCGATCAGCGTCTTGGCTGTTTCGGCGTCCTTGTTGCGGATCTCGGCTGCAGCCTTGTCGGCATCCGTCTTCGCCTTGGCTGCATCGGCCATGACCTTCGGATCGGGCGGCGGCGCAGGCACTTCGAGCAGCTTGGGAATGTTGTCGATACCCGCCGCCTCGAACTCGCGCTTGCGGATCTCCTGCTGGTTCACGAGCGGGTCGCCGTTGTGGCTCATCAGGATCTGCGCCTTGGCCATCTTCACGCGATCGTTGATGGCGCGCGGATCGGACACCGGCTGAACGTCGAGATCCTTGTCCTGATAGTCGGAGCGTCCGACCTGTCCCTGCACATCGTTGAGCGCGAAGTATTCCGCCTCATCGAGGTAATCGCGGTTCAGGCGGCGCATGATGCCGATCTCGACGCCAAGCGCGCGGTGGATGCGCTGGTAGATCGCGGTAAACACCTTCTGGCCCTGCTCGATGAGGGCAAGGGCGGTAGTCGGTGCGGTCTGGCTCTCCTGGTTGCCGGAGAGGATGTCCGAGACGCTGGTGATGCCCTTGACCGATTCGACGAGCATGCCGAGCAACTGGAACAGCGTGGCGGATGGCCCCGGCAGTTGCAGCGGCAGGATGTTCTCGCGCAGCGGGCCGGATGTCGCGCCCTCGACGCGCTTCCACTCGCCCGGCGTGAAGCGCATGTTCCCGCCCTTGATCTTCGTGCCACCCGCGATGAATCCGCCCTGCATGTTCGCGAGTGTGCCGGCATCGATGAGCTGGTTGATGATCGTGTTGACCGCAGCGCCCAGCGGATCGGTCAGTGTCCCGAAGCCGATGTCGTAGAACGTGCCATCAGGTGCGGGAATGAAGCCGTACTTGGTGAAATACTCCTTGCGCTCGACACGCACGACGCGAATGTCGGGCAGTACCTCGATACCCATCCCGAGCAGCGCTTCCATGACCTCGGACAGCGGCTTCTGCCCGTCGAAGGAATCCGACGAAACGTAGATACTGTCCATGTCGTAGCAGGCGACGATGCGGAACACGTTGCCATCGGGCGTGCAGGTCACGACATAGGGTTCGGCCAACCCATCGTCGTCCATGTCGATCAGGCGAAACTGCTCGTAGACCTCGACTAGGCTGTGCGGATCGCTGCCGTCATCGCCCTCGTACGGTACGCGCTCCCATGCGCCGGAGCGAATCAGGCCCTCGATCTCGTGCGGGTAGTAGCGCTGGACGTGCGTGTAGCGCGGCGCCTTGTCCATGCTCGCGGTCTTGATGTTGACCACGAAGTCCTTGGCGCTGACGGTCTCGGAGTTGTTCTGTCCGCGCACCGGATCGCGCCATGTCTTGCGGAACACGCAGCCGATGATCGGCAGTTGCAGGAGGAGCTTATCGGTGTCCTCTTCCCAGCCCGGCACATCATTGAGAAACTGCCAGTTCATGTGCGCCGCGATGCGCTCGGCCCGCGCTGCCTTCACGCCTTCCGGATCGGGTCCAAGCACACGGCCCTTCACGACCGCGTTGCCGTCGATGATCGCAGGATAGGCACGCGCCTGGAACTGGATCGCGGCCTGCGTCAGGAGCGGGAAGATGACGTTCGACGCATTGGCCCAAGGGAACGTCTTGGGTTTGGTCTTCTGCATCGCCATGTCCATCGCGCGGTCGTAGCGCTTGTGGAACTCTTCGCAGGACGCAAGGTCGATCTGGTACTCGCTCGTCGCCTCGTAGCCGATGCGGTTGACGTCGTGCTCTGACAGCATCGGCACGAGGTTCGGCGCTTTCACGGCCTCAAGCATCCCGATCTGCGTTGAGACCTCAGTGACTTCGTGGAACTCGCCTTCCTGTTCCTCGGGGGTGGTGTCGGTGTCGTTTTCGGGAAGCGTTGCCATCAAAGTTCCTCAATCTTATCCCATGAAAGGCGAGTGTAGATTCGAACATGCAGCCCATCAGGCATCAGTGTGCGTGAGGCGGACGGACAAGACCTCCAGATCAGTAGATCTCGACCCTTCGGTTTGTTGGCTGCGATGATAGCAAGCGTCTCATGAGCTGCTCGTTCGAATGCTGTCACCTGATCCGAATGGGATAGGGATGCCGCAATAATCGGGCGAGCCATTTCACCTTGCTGCTTGATGGCCCCGTTGCAGTAGATGGTGTGTAATATTCCACGCTCGGTGCAAGCACCGGCCGAGAATGCAACACGCTTCGCCAGATGTTCAACATCACGCTGAATCTGCCGCTCAATTGATTGAATTTGCTCTACCAAGACCGCGCCAACACCAATGGTGGCGTAAGATTCACATGTGCCGTCTTGAATGTCGTAGGCCATGCGTCAGTATCCTGTTACTGCATCGGGCTCGGCCCGGTCGTCTTCGTCCATGTCGTCGAGATCCAGCGCGGCGACGGGGACAGCGAACGTGAGCGCCAGTCCGTCGCCATGGTCAGGCGAGGACAGTCCGCGCTTTTTCATGTCCGATTTGCGCTCAAGCTGGATCTCGTCCTTGCTGTTGAAGCTGTACTCGATGCCGGTCAGGTCGGTTTCAAGCTGGTCGTGTTCGGGAATCGCGCCGCCATTGAGCCACTCGCGCATGATCGCCCACATCTCGGCGCGGCGGTTCGCGACCTTCTCCCCGGCCGCCAGCCTCACTGCGCCCAATGGCTTACCGCCGAACTGGATACCAAAGACCGGTGCGTTGAGCTGGCGCAACCGATCGACCACGCCTGCGCCTATCCCGCCCTCATCGACAAATATCGCTGTGGCGCCGTGGATGCGCTGCTGCTCGAGAACCTTGGACGCCAACTGCATCGTGTCGACCTGGCTCAATGGGATCGGGGGGAGCGAGCGGGCATCACGTCCGCGGCGGAAGTAGATCGTGCTTTCGTCGTCACCGAAGCGGGCCACGTCCACACCAATGACCAACGGATCGCGCGGATCGATCTCCACGTTGCGCGCCTTAGCCATGTCTACGATGTGCTGCCCGATGAACTGCAGCGACGATGCGGACGGGAAGAGTCCGCGGACACGAACCTTCACGATGTCGCTGTCAGCCCCGTAGGTCCGCACCATCTCATCGAGATACGGCTTGTTCGTGCCCTCGACATCGCGGCTGTCGATGTGGCGCGTCTTCCACAGGTGGCGGAACTTGCCGAAGCATTCGCGGAATCGACCGGTGTTGCGCGTCGGGTTGCCGAACGCGATCCAGATGATTTCCGTGTTCTCGTCGGTGAGCGCGCCTTCGGTAACTTCCCATACCTTGTCGGCGATGTTCGAGGCCTCGTCGAAGATGACGACGATGCGCTTGCCCTTGTTGTGTAGGCCGGCGAAAGCTTCGGTGTTGTGCTCGGACCACGTTACCGCATCGACGCGCCAGCCCTCATCGTGGCCGGGGAACGTCGAGAAGATGCCGGTCTTCGTCAGGCGCCACCAGTGCTTGGCAATCGACAGGTTGCGCCACTTGAGCACCTCGGGCCAGGTCTTGGTGCGCAGCTGCGTCTCGGTGTTCGCAGTCAGGACGATGCGGGTATCTTCGCAAGTGTCCGATGCCCATGCGGCCAGCATCGAGATCAGCGCCGACTTCCCGATGCCGTGGCCCGATGCGACTGCGATGCGTAGCGGCGTGAAGCGCGTCTCGGGATTGCTCAGGTGCTCGCGAATGTCCTCCATGACATCGCACTGCCATTCGCGCGGCCCCTTCGCGTCGGAGAGCGAGCCTTCTCCCCAAGGGAACGAGTAGACCGCGTGGCCGAGCGGGTCATGCGTGAAGCCGGCCATGTCGTGGGCAAGAACCGCCTCGGTGCCCTGCGCCTTACTCGCCATTGAGCTTTGCCACCTTGGCGCGGCGCTCGGCGAGGATGGCCGCAACGTCCTCGGTTACGCCGTGCTCATGCTCGATCTTGTCGCGCCACTTGTCACCGCGACGGTTCTTGAGCCAGCTAAGCGCGGCGCCCGGATCTGGCGGCACATGCTCGATTGTCTCGGCTCTGGTGATATGTCCTTGAAAGTGGAATACTTTTTCGCTGTTGAAGCTGTAGCCAACGGCGCGTTGATAGAGGCTGCGCTCTACCCGGTCGTCCAAAACATCCTTTCCAACCTTGAGTGCCTGACAAAATTCGTCGTGAGTGTGCTTCCATCGATAGATCGTACGCACATCGACCTGGAAGAAATCCGCAAGCTCAAGGTCGGTCGCACCGAGCGCACACAACTTTTCGGCCTGCACTGCGAACTCTTCTCGGTACGCGGTGGGCCGTCCCGATGTCTTTGCGGTGGTGTCTTGTCCGCTCATGGGACAAGCCATCTACAGACATTTCACCCCCTTTTGCATGTGGCAAAAAACAAATCTGCAAATTTCCCGTTTAAAGCCCTCTCAGCGCGTTCATGCCACAAGAGCTACCCCAGCATGGTCATAGGCTGTTTTCGCGCCACAACCCCACTCAGAACGGAAATTTGGGCCATATGCGGCGGCGAGGATGCGATAGACATGCCTCCGGTCCGCTCCAGTCGCCCTCACGATCTGCATGACCGTCTTCGGCCTGGCGCGCTCGATGTAGGTCAGGACGCGCTTGCGGGTGACGGGTGGGCGGCCTCGTTTAGACATTCTCGATCCCCCATTTCTTGGCGATGCGTTGGCGAAGGTTGCAGTCGTAGCGCGGCCAGTTCAGCAGAAGGTTCTGCGCCGCGATGGTGAAGCCGAGACGGTTCATTGCGCGCCGGACTTCGGACAGGAGGGGATCGGTGGTGGTCAAAGCTCACCTCCCCACAAAAACCCAATCGGGTTCGGCGCCCTCCAGATCGTGCAGCCGTTCGCGTCGACCAGCCC